TATTAGTGATATTGTAGATGCTGCTATTGCTTCAGCTAATAACGGTGCTCCTGCCGATCTTGTTCTCAATGATTTAGAACAACCAGATAGCATTAAGAAGAAAATAGCTGAAGAATTTAATAATGTATTATCACTTTATAAATTTAATAAGACAGGAGAAAACCTATTTCGTAAATGGTATGTAGATGGACGCATATATTTCCATGTTATCATTGATGAAAAAAATCCAAAAAGAGGAATCTTAGAATTGCGACCGGTTGAATCTCTTTTTATGAAGAAGATAAAGGAGGTCAAAAAGGTAACAGACGCAAAAACAGATGTAGCTACACAAAAAGTGGTTAATGAGTATTATGTATACTCAGAGGATTATAGCGGATCGGGAGCAGGTGTTGTAGGTAGCGGTAATCAAAGTTCAGTGTCTGGTGTAAAGATTTCGAAAGAAGCTATTATTAATGTATCATCAGGTCTTTTAGATGCTACACAAAAGAGAGTTGTATCGTATTTACACAAAGCTTTAAAACCGGTTAATCAGCTTCGGATGATGGAAGATTCGTTGGTGATGTATCGTTATTCACGTGCTCCAGAAAGAAGAATCTTTTATATCGATGTTGGCAATTTGCCAAAGGGTAAAGCTGAAGAATATGTTCAAGGTATTATGAATAAGTATCGTAATAAACTTGTGTATGATGCTCAAACCGGCGATATTAAAGATGATCGTAGACATATGTCAATGCTCGAAGATTTTTGGCTTCCGCGAAGAGAAGGAGGAAGAGGTACAGAAATTACTACTCTTCCAGGTGGAGAAAATCTAGGACAAATCGATGATATTTTATTCTTTCAAAAGAAACTTTATAAAACTCTCAATGTTCCAATCACTCGACTTGATTCAGAAGATTCATTTAATCTTGGTAGAGCTTCAGAAATCTCAAGAGATGAGGTAAAATTTCAGAAGTTTATAGACCGTATTCGTAAGAAATTTTCAACTATTTTGATTGAAGCTCTTCGTATACAGCTTATTCTAAAAGGCATTATTAGTCAATCTGAATGGGAAGAAGTTGCAGAAGATATTTCTATTAACTTTTTAGAAGATAACTACTTTGCTGAACTAAAAGAAAATGAAATATTAAAAGAACGAATTGATATGCTCGATTCGCTAAGCGATCATATTGGTAAGTTCTATTCTACCAAATGGATTCGCAATAATATATTACGTCAAACAGATGAAGACATCGATAGAATTAATAAAGAGATATCATCAGAAGGTGATGATGTAGATGACAACGAAGAAGATCAAGATGTTGAATCAACCAAAATACCGACACAGCCAGATAGTATAGAAGAAGATAATACGGTTCGTAAAGCTTAACTAAAAATGATTGATGAGTAACTGCTATGTCAAATTTAGATAATGTAAATCGTGCAATTTCTGCATGCACAAACAAATAAGTCCGCTGGAAGAAAAGTTAACTCAAAACTAAGAAAATTATAAATAGAATTATGAAAGCACAAGATATATTTAATGGTATTGTTAAAAACGACGAAGAAAGTACTCAAAGAGCATTCGAACAGGCAATTAAAGATAAACTAAACGATGCTCTTGAAGTTCGTAAGGTAGGCCTTACAGCTCAAATTTACAATAAAGCAGAAGAAAAATGAAGCTAATTACAGAACATTTAGAAGCGGTAAACTATATTACCGAAGCAAACGAAAAAGGTGAAAAGAATGTTTTCATCGAAGGCGTTTTTATGCAAGCAGAGCAAGAAAATCGCAATAAAAGAATTTATCCTAAAAACGTACTTTCAGAAGCTACTGCTAAGTACGTTAAGGAGCAGGTTAAAACTGGAAGAGCTGTCGGTGAACTAAATCACCCAGAAGGCCCACAGATTAACCTTGATAAAGTTTCGCACAGAATTACCTCTCTTAAATTTGAAGGTAATGATGTTGTTGGAAAAGCACTAATCCTTGACACACCGATGGGTAAAATTGTGAAAGGTCTCGTTGAAGGTGGAGTTAAGCTTGGTGTTTCAAGTCGTGGTATGGGTACTGTTGAGAGAAGAGAAAACAAATCATATGTTAAGGATGACTTTATCCTTAACACAATTGACATTGTTCAAGATCCCTCTGCACCATCAGCCTTCGTTGAAGGTATTATGGAAGGTGTAGAATGGGTTTGGGATAATGGTCTTCTAAAGCCTCAGCAAATTGAAGAATATGAGACAGAGATCAGAAAAGCATCTTCACGTCGCCTCTCTGAGGCACAAGAAAACGTTTGGCAAGATTTCCTCTCCAATCTCTAATCTAAAAAGAAAGTAAATATATGTCAGAAGATATTATTGAAGACATCACTGAAGAAGCTTTGCTTGAAGATCAGGAGCTTGTGCAGGATACTGCCGAAGAAGTTACTGAAGATCAAAGTTATTCTGATGCAATTAAAAGCGTTCTCTTAGGAGAGTCTAAATCATCTAAAAAAGAATCTGAAGAAGACGAAGAGTCTGATGAAGATGAAGATGAAGATGAAGAAGACGAAATGGAAGAAGGCTATAAAAAGAAAACTGAATCTGAAGAAGACGAAGAGTCTGATGAAGAGGAAGATGAAGAAGAAGAAGAAATGGAAGAAGCTGCTAAAGCTCCTACTGCAACTGGTGATGCTAAATCTGCTGTTATCGTTAAAGATGCAGAAGCTGAAGCTGCTACTACCGCTGCTGATATTAAAAAATCATCAAAAGCTGGTACACAACCAAAAGCAGCCGGTGATGCTAAGTCAGTTAAAGCAACTGATGAGACAGATTCAATTAAATCTGTTGATGCAGCGTCTAAAACTAAAGCAAGTGCAAAAACAGAGGATCTTGATATCCTTATTTCTGCTGAAGCAAATCTAACTGAAGACTTCAAAGCAAAGGCATCTACGTTATTCGAAGCTGCTGTATCTAAAAAGATTGTTGCTGAAAAAGCTCGTTTGGAAGAAGAATACGAACAAAATCTAGTTGAAGAAGTTACTGAAATTAGAGAAAGCCTTGTTACTAAGATTGACGACTATCTTAATTATGTCGTTGAATCATGGGTTGAGGAAAATCAAATTGAAGTAGATTCTAAGCTACGTACTGAAATTGCTGAAGGCTTTATGGATTCTCTTAAGAATCTATTTGTTGAAAGCTATATCGAAGTACCTGAAGCAAAGACTGATTTGTTTGATAAGCTTGAAAGCGAAACTGCAATTATGAAGGAAGAGCTTGAATTAGCGGAAGCTGAAGCGCTTGAACTTTCTGAAAAAGTTGAGCAACTTTCTCGCGAGAAGATTCTTTCAGAACAAACTAAAGATCTTGCTTCTACACAAGTAGAAAAGATGAAAGCACTTACTGAAGAAGTTGAATTTGTATCCGAAGAAGCATTTGCTGAAAAGGTTGCAACAATCAAATCATCAGTATTCTCTTCTTCAAAATCTGATGATATCGTTGAAGAAACAGATTCAGAAATCGAAACAATCGTAGAAGGCGAAAGCGATATTAACGAGAATGTCTCTAACGACATGAAAAAATATCTCTCAGCTCTTACACGAATTAAAGAAAACAATCCCAACGGTAAATAATTTACCACACTTAAAAACAACAATAGAAAGAAATTAATTAATATGTTTAATTCAGAAACAGACATTAAAAAGTGGGCACCTGTGCTTGAGCACGCTGATGCGCCTGCTATTCAAGATAACTACCGCAAAGCTGTAACAGCTAAGCTTCTTGAGAACACTGAAGTTGCTCTTAAGCAAGAAGCTTCTGCATATGGTTCTCTTAACGAAAATAACCAAACAACTGGTGCTGTAAGCAATTTCGATCCAGTTCTTATCTCACTTGTACGTCGTGCAATGCCAAACCTTATCGCTTATGATATTGCTGGTGTTCAGCCAATGAGTGGTCCAACTGGTCTTATCTTCGCGATGAAGAGCCGTTATAACGACACTGCATCTAGCCCAAGTGGTACTAAGATTGGTACAGACGATGCCGAAGCACTTGGTCTTGATGAGCCTAATACAGCGTTCTCTGGAACAGCTGCAGGTTCTCTTGCTGGTGTTGATGGTATTGCTTTACCAAAAGCTACTGGTGAAGCACTTAGTGGTTCTGCTTTCGGTGATATGGGTTTCACAATCGAGAAAGCTTCTGTTGAAGCTAAAACTCGTGCCCTTAAAGCTGAATACACAATGGAGCTTGCTCAAGATCTTAAAGCTATCCACAACTTGGATGCTGAATCAGAACTTGCAAACATCCTTTCAACTGAAATCCTTGCTGAAATCAATCGCGAAGTTATCCAAACTATCAACGCAGTTGCTAAGCCTGGTTTCCAAAATGATGCTGGATCTCCAGTTGCTCCTATTTTCGACCTTGCAGCTGATGCTGACGGTCGTTGGGCAGTTGAAAAGTTCAAGAGCCTTATGTTCCAAATCGAGATCGAAGCAAATGAAATTGCTAAGGAAACTCGTCGCGGTAAAGGTAACTTCATCGTATGTTCAAGTAACGTAGCTTCAGCTCTTGCTGCAGCAGGTTCTCTTGATTACGCTCCAGCTCTTGCAACTAACCTTCAAGTTGACGACACTGGTAACACTTTCGCAGGTGTTCTTAATGGTCGCACTAAGGTTTACATCGACCCATATGCATCTGCTGACTATGTAACAGTTGGATATCGTGGAACTAATCCATACGATGCTGGTATGTTCTATTGCCCATATGTACCACTTACTATGGTACGTGCAGTTGACGAAGCAACTTTCCAACCGAAGATTGCTTTCAAGACTCGTTATGGTATGCAACAGAATCCGTTCGTTGGAACTGCAACAGGTGTTGGAACAGTTGACACAAATCCTTACTTCCGTACATTCAGCGTTGCTAATATCAACGTTGCTGGCTAATTAAGTAAGTCATAATACTTCATTTAAGTGGAGGTCTTTCGAGGCCTCCACTTTTTTTATATAAATATATGTATGACACAACTAACAGATAATTTTAATATGCTCTCGCCAACTGGTTTTAGAGTAACGATCGAATCTCCTAAGTTTTCAAATCTTGAATATTTTATTACTACGTTCAGTCTTCCAACAGTATCATTAGGAGAGACTGAGGCAGCGTATCGAAACTATCAGGGGTTTGTAGCAGGTGATAAAGTAACTTACGATGCGGTTGATTTAACTTTCATGGTCGATGAAGATATGAATAATTATATAGAAGTATTTAATTGGATTCAGTCTAATGCAAAGGATCACCTCTCTGCTAAACACGATATTATACTATCAATATTATCAAGTCACAATAACGTGAATAAACAGATCAAATTTATAAATGCGTTA